GCATTGCGACATCGTTATAAAATGGATTGGCCAATTGGAGCTGAAACTAAAGAATATCTAATTGGTAGCCATCATTATAATGGACAAGTATATTATACATTTAATGCTCATGAAAATTCTAATAATCTTTCAAGATTATTAGGTGACCAACCAAATCAATTCTTTCATCACATTGATGATTTTATTATTAATCATGTACTGTTGTCCGATTATAATTTATATTATAAAATAATGCACACTATATCAACTATGGCATTCTTAGCAGGACAAAAAAATGTGCCTATAGTATTCTTTAGTTGGTGTGTTGATCTTCAAAAAATAATCAAAAATATTGGGTATTCTGATATTTTTAAAGATTTAAATATAATACCCAGTTATATTGAAGAGTTTGTAATACAACACAATTTAAAACCATTACCGGCCGGTGCTTTTGGTGGCGGCCATCATGGCTCAGATAATCAAAAAATAATTTGCGATCAATTTATTTTACCCTATCTTAAAGAACATAATTTTATTTAGGGTATATATACCATTGCTGTAACTCTGGATGTAGTGGTGCAGGCCACTCGCCGTTTTGACATTTTTCAATGATGCCTTCAGGTGCTCCTGCCTTTTCTAGTTCTTCGAGACTACTCAATCTTGGACCTGCTGTACGCGGCTGTTGCGCACATGCCTGCGGCCATTCACTCCACCACGAATCTGGATTAGTTTCCACTTCGGGATAGTTTACATCTCTAGTAGGCACACGCTTGTAGATTGTCTTACCTTGGTCAGGTGTGAGGAATAACGGATCTTTGCCTCCTCCCCAGATTATACGCATATCTTCACCTTCCATTACAATTTGCATACGTTGTAGATGATCAAGATATCTTCCGTCAGGACCGAGGCCGTTGGGACAATGATCCGGGCGATTATATATTGGATGAGTTATAACTCGGTTAGGGTCCGGTTGAAAATAACCAACTAGTTCTCCGTAATGTTTGCTAATCCAATGCCGCTCTTGTGAAAGCCATTCGTTAACTGACAACGTAGATGTTACACCTTTATGTATTTTGGTAAACGGTAAAGTTCCGCCTTCATACGCAATATACTTTAAGTCGTCGCTGATCTCACAATATAATTCATTGTTAGGGATATCAAATGTCCAATTTAAAACAAGATGCGGCTTATCCATTAACTTATATTCCTTAAAAAGATATTTATAGATAATTTTATTGCCTTAAAAAATAATTCATAAATATTCCATGAAACAACTATCAGTAGAAATAGAATCAAATCCATATTTTTGGAGCCCTCCTGGGCCTAGTATACTAACAGGTGCATTAAAAAGATTTGAAAATAATTTTTCAAATGTATTATTCATACATGTATTATTATCCTACCCAATGCTGTCGTTTCGCGGTGTGGATCTATTGGCATATTTAGGTAACGATATACTAAAACGTTTGCAGACTGAACCAGTCATTCTTATATTTGATGCAACATTTGAGGGGCTTAGTCCAATTGAAAGACCCATAGCAGAACCTCTTTATCAAAGTTGTATAAAACATAATATAAATCCAAAGAAGATTTTTTATTTTACCGGTAATTTTGTAGATAATTCTGCAGATATTAATATTGTGCCAATTTTTATTTTAGACAATGAAAACGATTGGAAAACTCATTATGTACGAACCATTGAACAATCAAAACAATTATGTAATGAAAATTATCAAAATATTATTCTTAGTTTATCTAGGCGTAATAGAAGTCACAGACTGTTTGCTCATTTAGTATTATTCAATTCAACATTGCGTGAACGTAGTATCATAAGTCAAGATAGGATTGAGAATCATAATTTTAATATGCAAGAACTGAAAGTTGCAAATTTATCAATTGAAGATGTAGAAAAGTTCAAACAAAGTCTTCCATTAATTGCAGACGAAGATAAATTCCATATTAATGAACCTTTCAATTCGTTAACTTTATTACATGCTAAGACTATCTTTAGTATTGTAAATGAAACACTTGCAGATAATGTACATAACACTACATTATTCTTTTCAGAAAAGATTCTAAAACCCATTGTTAATTTTCAACCAATGGTAATATATGGCCATCAAGGAATTAATAAAAAACTTAGTCTCCTAGGATTTAAAACTTATGAGCAATATTTTAATTTAGACTTTGATGACGAGCCTAATGATTTGATTAGATATATGAAGCTAATAGATAGTATAAAACAAACAGTTGACACTTTGCTATCTTATTCGCGCAAAGATCAAATTGCTTGGAGATATCAGTACGAAGAAGTTTTACAATATAACTTTAATGTATTTTTAGAAAGAAAAAATACAAACGAACAATTATCTAAATTTGAATTAATGTTAACAGATATTTGCTAATTCAGGAAACGTTTTTTTAAAATCCTTATTCCTAAGTTTATCAAAATGTGCAGTCCTATTTAAAAATCTATCTTTTATTTCAGGTCTATACACTGAGTACTCAATATGCGTTATAACTTCTTTAATTCTTTGATTTACAAAGTTATTAAACGAGACATCTGATAATTTTTTAATTATCTTGTTCTTCATCTCGTTGTTAAGGATGCTTACACTATAATAGTTTGGATCAATTATATTATAAAAACTTGGTCTAGATTTATTAAAATCAAATAAATTATTAGAATACATATAATCAAGAAATTCTGGCAAGGTATATATGTTTAAAGCAGATATTACAATTCCAATATCTAAATCAACATTAGGTGCTTGAGAATGAATTAGCCGTATATTTTCTTCTATGTCTGTCCATACAGTACCTTCTCTTATATATTCGGCACGATCTCCCCAACTATCAATACTTGCATATACCTTAACATTTTTAAAATGTCTCCATAGTTCTATTACTGATTTGTCTTTGTAGTATAAATTACTTAGATTGCTGTTATATTGAATTTTTACAGTATTATTACCTATACTAATTAAATGCTCTAGCATAGAATAATGTTTGTCCATTAACAGAGGCTCGCCACCAGCAAAATAAATTTCTTTAACTGTAGAAATATAGGGCAATAATTGATCATATAGATCGTCATTATTTTCACCACCAGCAAAGATAAAAACTTTTTTGTTATGTCCTTTGCTTATGTCCTCAGACGCCCAACTAGATGAATATGTTCCATTACATGTTCGACACTTGAAATTGCAAATATTGCTCCAACGAATATCTAAATATTTAAGATCCATTGCGTTTAAAGATCCATCTGGATTAGTAGTATCTGCAATTTTAATAAATTCTTGAAACCTGTCATTCATACCTTGTCTTGCGGTCGGAACACCATTATCTTCTGCATGATTACACGCTGAACATTCGTTGCATCGTTCTCCCTTTAACATCTTAAGTCTTAGGTTCTTAAATCGATCATTATTCCAAATTTCAGTAATTTTATTATTTTGTACATTGGCTAAAGGATGCGCATAATTTCCAATTGCACACGGGAATACTTCACCAACGGGACTAATGTTTAGATGAATCCACGGCAGTACACAAAATGTTTTAGACTTCATGTTTACATCTTTTATAAAAATTTACTAGAGCAGGAAACGTTTCTTCAAAATCTGTGCCTCGTCTTCGATCATGTTCAGTGAACCATGTATAGAAATCTTTACGACCTTCTACTAATTTTTCATCTGAATAAGTTGTAGTGCCCATATAATCGACGACTCTGCGGAATTTTTCATATTCGAGTTCACTAAATTTAGTTCGATCTTGATCGTCAACGTTGTTCTTAATAAATTGTAAATGACTTTGCATATAAATCATAAATTCTTCTTTAGGTAATATATTCATATCATACTGTAAAGGTTCTTTTAAGTATGGTGTATCAAATCGTACACGTTGCCATTTATTCTGATCTGTACCATTATATTGTATACGCCACTCTAGTAATTTTTCAAGTAAGTTTTGAAAATTTGTTACAGTTAATATATTAAATGTTACCATGAATGTAATCGGTAATGATGTTTTAGTCAAGTAGGTGTCAAAATTCTTTTCCCATACATCTAAATTTAATCCAGTACGAATATACTCTGCCGGCTTACCCCAAGTATCCATGCTAGTAAAGATTTTAAAATCTTTAATTTTTCCTTGAGTAACAAGATTGTTCACTTTTTCAGCAAGCCGTTCAATTAAAATAGGTTTAACACCAAAATTGCTATTGATGTTTAATTCTAAATTAGGTAATGGATTCTTTTCTAGATCGTCTAGCAATCGCCATGTTGATTGTTGTAGTAACGGTTCACCACCAGTAATTCGTAAAATAGTTAAGGTCTTACGAACTTCGGGCCACCAAGCCCACCAAGCTTCAACATATGGGTTAGTTTCTTCTTCATATATTTCTAAATTGTCAACACTAAAGCCATGATTCTTAACTTTATACCGACCGTGTGTTTTAATTTCTTTATAATAGGCACTAGACGCTTTGGGATGACAATAGCCACACTTAAAATTGCACTCGTTACCAAAGCTAATTTCTATGTACTGTGGATTAACATTAGCCAACGGCGCTGCCTTAATGGCTGCAAATCTTTCTGGTGTATAGATACTTGCATTACGTTCTTTACGATCACTAATATAATCATCACCTAACGCTTCGATATTCCAACAGTAATTACATCCACTAGGCTTTTCGCCTTGTAACATACTAAAACGTTCATCACGCTTTTGGTTAGTATTGTGTAATGCTGTGGGATTAACTGCTAGTTCAAGTAATGGAATTTTATGTGGTGCAGGATGATAGCAACTATGAGTTTCTCCTGTTTGCAAATAAATGGTTGTATGGTGCCATTTGGCTAGACAAAATGTTGGACTAACAGTATCGGTTATCTTTTTTATTTCAAATATTTTTTGTTTTTGATTCATACATTAATTATAACCACCTTAACAAAAACCAATCTAAGTTTGATTTTTTACGTAGCTCAAATCTATTATAGGCAGTACGTGCATGATACCCAAAGGTATCGATGCACCATTGATTGATTTCAACTAGAGCGGTTTCCGGAGGAGTAAATGATAATAGTTGTTCCCCATAATCGCCATCTGTATTACCATCTGCTAGCCATATTTCTACTATCCAAGTACGCGGATTTTTCCGCCAATACTTTATGTTTATGTCCACAAACTTTCACGAATCTTAATAAGACGAATCATCATTTGTTCTTCTTCCTTGGCATAGGCCTCTTCTATTTTACGCAATGCCGTATGAGACTCGTCGCTCATCTTACGAAGTTCAGGACTTTTGTCAGCGTTTAGACTTCCCCAAAGACTACCACCGTTGGCCGCACGACTTGCTTCGCAGTAAGCAGTCCAGCCACTTGCATCATAGGGGTCCGGACGATTCCGATAGGTCTCAGTCCACCATGTGTAAAGCTCGATAATTTCTTTAGCGGCTTTGGCTTGATAGGTTGGTTCGGCTAGATGCTTTTCGCCTTCTTCCAAAAACTCTTCATTAGTCAAGTTACTGGCCCAACGTAGGTATTCTAGTCCGGCTTCTGGACAGCGCCAAGTGCGCCAACGGAACCAACCCTTGCGCCACCAAGGTACAGCAAACTTGGTCTTAGCTTCATCACTCCAACAGCAATGATGCCACGCTTGTTCTACCTCAACAAAATCCACAAGCTCGTTAAAAAGACAAGGTAAAAAGCGATTGCCGACGTCACACCAATTGCCCGGCTTGATGTCTCGAGCATGTGCGGTAAGAGAGTGACTACGAGAAATCCAACGGTTATTAATATAATAGCGTACTTCATCTAATTGATCCGGAATGTAATAAACAAATTTTTGAATGTAGTCTAGGCCTTCTTCAGCTAACCACCAACGAACGGGATAATCAGCTTTGGCTCGTTTTTCCCATTCTTGCCATTCCTCGCTAGTACCAGCTTTGAGCTTAGTGGTACCGCGAATCCAGTCTGCAAATTTACTGCATGTCCAATAATGACTTCTCATATTATTCCTTTAAACAAATGGTTTTAAATCAGGTGGAACCCAACCTACGGGTTTTAGTACCTTGCCATCTTCACGCTTGCGAACCTTGCCAGTTTCTCGATCGATCTTGGCAAAGTTGGTTGCCATCACTTCTTTCCATGCACCCTCGGCATCGCTACCTGTACTATGAATGGCACCGATAGTGACCACTAGAATATCTATAAGTGCATCTAACGTTTCTAACTGATCATTGTTGTTGACAGCTTCCCAAAGCTCTTTGTATTCTTCTTCAATGAGTCCGAGATACATTGCAAACTGGTCTCTATTAAACTCACCATCTGCGGTTTGATCGCAAGCCCGCATAAACTTCTCTTGATCACGGAACGGATTAGTCATTATATTTTTTCTCCAACTTCAAAACCTCTAAAACTTTTAAATCGAGGAAAGCGCAAACTATAGGTGCCGTCTTGATTTTGTGTAATAGCATCTGCACGTACTTCAACTAATTGACCAGGTAATCGATCGCGAGCATCCCAATAGGAAATCCTATCGTTATCACTAAAACCAGAACCACAATTAACTTGAATAAGTCTTCCATCGTCTTCTCCTCGGCATACCAAGGCTCCCAGTTTTCCGATGTTTTTTCCTGTTCCTTCTTCGACATGTGCTACCTCCAGTGTTACCTCAATAAATGGTTTTAACTTTAACCAAGCCACACTACGCTTGCACTCATATCCTGCATTGGGGTCTTTGAGCATGATGCCTTCATACCCGCCAGCGATTGCCTGTGCATTGATTTCTTTATAACGCTGTTGACCTGCATCAGTGTCCAAGTCAACGAGCTCTTGCCCTACTACTGCAACATTGGGCATAAGATGTTGACGTTTAGTGACCCAATTAGTTACCATCTCTGTGCGTTGGCTTTGATTGCGAGACCAACTGCCTTTTTCAAACTCGCTCAGCGGCAATATATCAAACAGGTTAAGCACCGCATCGTTGGCTTTGACGTCGCTTTTACGATGCACCTGTTTCATCAAGTCTTGGAAACTACTGCTCATGATCTCGCCATCCAACACCATTGCTTCCTCACCGTCAGTAAATGCGGCTGCAACTTGCTCGGCTATGTGAGGAAAGTTAACAAGCTCTTTGCCATTACGACTAAACATATCAACCCTGCCGTCAGGATGTACAATAGTGATAACCCTAACGCCGTCCAACTTAACTTCGATAAGTTTCTGCCCTGTAACTTTTGATTCGTGATTTGCGCTATCGTGAGCCAACTGACAACCGAAAACAGGAATAGCATATCCAGCATATTTCTTCTCCACTACTTTGTTAATTGTTTTTTCACTAACACCACAGCGTAAATCTTTGATCAGTATACGTCGATACCAACCATTCCACTCTGCCTTAGTAGCAGAATTCATCATGGATGCAACGACATCTCTGGCAGTATTACCTGTGACGTTACGAGTAGTAAAACCAGTAAGAGCGAGAGTAAAAGCATCCCAAGGTAAACCAGGGCCATCTTCATTAGTTTTCTCCGGTATTTGTTTAAGTCCAAAAGTAATCATTGGGTCTAGTGCAAGACGACAACCTTCAAAGAATTCTTTATTACCTTCTTTGGCAATAGCTTCAATGATAGCTTCTTTGTTTAGACGGCTTGGATGACTTTCCAAACTCCAAATATGGCTTGCGCAAACACTCATTTCGACTCCAATGATTAACTGTATAAGTGTATATTATACACTCTAATTATCAGTATGTCAAGTGGTCCGGAGTCTTAAATGGCTTACCTATTGCCGCATATTCTAATTGATTCATTATTTTATGCTTCATTTGGATAACTTTTGAATGGTTGTGATTGTAGGCGAACGCTTTCATAAATCGTCCCCAACAGTTTGGACGTAATCGTTTTGGAACAGGACTGTCCAAATAATCTTTAATAGCAGTTGGGTCCCATCCAAATTTATCAAGAAGCGCACAGGCAAGATTAAATGAGTGTGCGCCCATTTCATCTCGGTGCCCATAATACTCTTGTTCTCTTCTTTCTCTGGCATAATATGCTTTACTTTCGTAACCGGGAATAGATTTAAAATTTCTAGAACGATATTGTCGACAATGAATGATTTCGTGTAGGATTGTATCTGCAAATACTCTGCAAATCTTCTCCCAACGATAACCGCTTATCTTCATAGTGTTTGAATTCACAGGATATGCTAACTGTATTTCGATAAATCTTTGTTTACCTTGCATGTCATAGTCTGCGTAATAACAACCTCCAATCCAAAGTTCTCCATTTTTTACCGGTTTGAAACGTGTGCTAATAACTTTTATTGGAAGATGGCTTTTGATGTGTTTGCTTATCAGTCTAGTAATTTGAGTAAAAGAAAGTCTTTTATCTACTAATTCAGTTCTGAGTTGGTAGAGCATTGAGTACAGCATATTTCGATCCAATAAGGACCAGTTAAAGGCTTCGCGGGCCATAGCACACTCCTAGACATTAGTATTTATAGTATACTAAGGTAATCAATTATATGCGCACTTTATTCTAACAAATGCTCAAGATCTTCCCCAAATTTAAAACTGAGTACTAAACGCGGTAACGGTGCTTCTTTAGAGACATGATATAATCCGTGTATAGTATGTACTCGCAATAGTGTAGGCATGGTCATTCTAAAACTTCCAATTAAATTACAATCGCGTTCGTGGTAACTTAGGTATGGTTCATTAGTACTTAGATAATGGATCGTTGGTTCAACATCACTAGTAAATAATCTAGTTTCAATTGAAGTACTATTCAATATTGGCCAATTTAATCTACAAGATTCAGTGCCGTGATCATAATGAAGAGAAGTTGGCCCTAATCCTGCTATTGTTTTAGCATTGTTGGGTATTGCAATTAGGTAAGCTACTGATGGCGGTAATCCAATAAAACTTGATATAGTGTTAGATAAATCTGGAACTGTATCAAATAATTCTTGTTGATTAATTTGATTCCAAAAATCTGTACAATGTGCGTATTTAGAAACAATATAGGGTACTAACTGTGATTGTATATTATCAAAATTTGGTACATTAAATTCTCGGAATGGTACTTTCATCTAATATTTATAGTAAACTATAATGGAAATTTATAAATACATGATGAATAATTTAAGACAACTAATAAATCGTTTAGAATACATTGATCAAGGCGGCGAGCTAATTCGAGAATTAGATTACACAACTGGACGTATTATTAGTAAACCTGTTACCGAAGGCGAGATTGGCCGCAAAATTGGATCTGCGATAGGTGGAATCTTTGGTAAAGATTCTGCTGATCGCCTAGGACAAATAGGTAGTAATATTGGTGACATTTTTGATAAACCTGACTCAAGTAAGTCTAGTTCAAGTAAGTCTAGGTCAAATAAGTCTGAACCTGCTAGCATTTCAGATTTTTCTAGCGGTCCAGCAGGGCCCGGCAAGCCTAGTTCAGAAACAAATAGCGATTCTATATCGACGTTTTCGCCACCGTCTGAGGGCCGCAATGCAGACGGTAGTTACAACTCAGATCATCCATTTGTTAAGATGATGAATGCAAAAATGGCGGCAGGCAAAAATCCCAACAGTAATGGCGGACACGAAGGTTCGGGCATTTCTCCCAATGACGACCCTGAAGATCCTAAAACATGGCCGCCTGGTGTTAAGGCAGCACCTGACTTTGGTTATCTAGATCCCAACGGCATGTGGGTTCCTACCCCTTTTCACGTTAGAACTGAAAGTGGCAACTGGAAACCTCCTCGTACTAGCCCAGCAAACCTAGTAGGTATCCCGCACAACATATATACCCCATTTCAACTCAAGATTGAAAAAATGACACATAAAGTTGCTTACAATAACGCTTCTCTTATTGAGCAAAGTAAACCTGTTAAACTACCCGACGGTGCACCCGAGCTACCAGGATATAAACAAGTTGATCCCGGTCGATTTGGAACATCAACCGGCTCGCCAATTGGCCCTAGTGACTTGCATTGGGTATATGCTTATCAAAAGGGCAAAGACTTTATTTTAATTGCCCCTGAGCTGTATTACAACATGAAGATCAGCATAGGTAGACATTACCCAAGCTGGGTTGGTGGTGGGATAAGTAGCGACAACGATCGTGTGCCATCTGTCAATGGCCCAGTTTATGTTTCTGGGGCAAACTTTAATGTTAATGATATGATCTTAGCAATTAGTGTACATACTAGTATTGGCGCTGGCAACATTGGTCCTAACGTTCTAAGAATGATAGCCAAGTCACTTAACCCGGCTTAAATCTTTAAGGACGCTTAGTAATAATCTCGTCAACTAGACCAAAGTCTACAGCTTCCTGCGCACTCATAAAATTATCACGTTCCATTCCCGCATAAAACTCTTCAAATGTCTTGCCCTTGCTATTATGGTTAACATAAATTTGAGTAAGAGTTTGTTTCATTTTTAGAATCTCTTTTACTTGAATTTCCATATCCGTAGCTTGCCCACCTGCACCACCCGAGGGTTGGTGAATCATGTGACGTGCGTTAGGTAGAATTTTCCGTTTGCCAGGAGCGCCAGCAGTGGCGAGCAAAGAACCCATAGAGCAAGCCTGTCCCATAACGATGGTTGATACGTCGGGTCGGATAAACTGCATCGTATCGTAGATAGCCATACCAGCGGTAACAACACCGCCAGGGCTGTTAATGAAAAAATGAATATCTTCATTGCCTTGACTTTCTAAAAATAGTAGCTGTGCTACAATCAAACTTGCTGAATGTTCATTAACATCTGTGTCCAGCATAACAATACGGTCCTTGAGCAAGCGACTGTAAATGTCATAACTGCGTTCTCCACGAGCTTCTTGCTCGATAACCATTGGTACTAGATGTGGCATTCAATTTCCTCTTGTAAATATCTTTTTAATTCTTTGTCTGTAGGCTGTACAGAGTAGTTCTGTTTGAAAAATATTTCGTAGCTGTCGCTACCATATTTTCCAATGCCATAAAGCATTGTAGCATCTTCTCCGTCCCAGGTCAAGTAGTCCTCGGTCATCCGGATCAATCTTTTGTATCGCACATTCAGCATGCCTAATGGTGCTATGATAGTTTTGACAAAATCTTCGTCAGCTTGTAACAGTGCGTGAGGAGTAGGGAACCAATATAGAAATTCTGGCAAGGTCATTTTAACAGGCTTGCGACCAGTTTGATTCAACATGATAACCCCTACCATGTGTTCCCAACTATTGGTGATCTGCTGTTGCACCATTAGGTCATCACGCAGAGGTTCAAAGAATTTCATTCTTGTTCCTGATGTAGTTGACTTTGATACAACTCCAGTTGATCAATGAGAGATTGTACACCTTCGTAATTCATAAAAAGTGTAGCGTAACCTAGTTTAAAAGCTACACGGTTATCGCTAGTGTGTCCAATGGTGTAATGAATAGATGGATCCTTTTCCTTTGGAGCAAGCGGCTCCACAGGTTCAACTACCTTAGGCGTAGGAAACGGTACAACATTAGCGGGCATTTTATTTTTCTTAAACAAATCAAACAAGGTAGGCTCCATGTTAAAATAACGAGCAACTGGCGGACACCAAAGCGGTACACTAAGAGCCAGTACATATCCAAGTGAACCGTATTCTGCATGATCGGCATGAGTAAATGCCAGATACATACCTACTACACAGAAGTAGACAAAGCTAATCCAGAATAGGTAGTATCCGCTTGAACGACCAAACAACTTCATTTTATATTACTAGTATCGTAGGTCTGGACAAAGATGTCTTTTTTCACAACACCGTAGTCTCCAGCACCGTGACGTACAATGTAATCTTCACCTGCTCGATAATTCAAATCACCCCAGCTGGCTTTTACCACACCATCGTGATCTGCCAGTTTGGCATGCTTATGAATTTTCTTAGGAGTAGCAGTACCATCCTTGTTATCATCATAGTACTCAGCAAACTTTTGTGGATTTACTGGATACTGTTCGCCTTTTGGGCCAGTAATGATTTTATGACCTGCTTGATAGGCAACCGGACCTTCGAGAGTTTCGATAGTTCCAGGAGCGATAGCAGTTTTGTAGTGTATTGGTGTAGGATGCTTATAGGTTTCAAAACTACCGTGAGCAAACCACTTATCGGTAATTCCGTTTTCCATAGACTCTACAATGTTAATGTATGCTCTAATCATTGATGATCCAATTCTTTAAATGCTTCGGGTGAACGTGCCGCGGCCTGTTCACGAAGTTTTTGTGCATCTTTAGCACGTTTAAGAATATTTGCATCGCCTGTAGGTAATGCAACTAACACATAGACTCGATAACGATTACCTTCTTGGATAATCTTTTTATCAGACAACTCGACACCAGTTACATCAACTTCTTTGCAAGAAGTTTTCAAAACCATTTCACTGATTTCGGTGCTAGCATGTTCTGTATCAGCTTTGTAAATTTTTGTGTTTTGGCTAGTAGTGCCGCCAGCCGCCATACAAATTTTACTATAAGCATCGGCTTTGGCTTTATGTACAGCCATAGACCAATCATTGCTTACACTAGTACCATTTGCATAAATGGCAGAATTGCTAGTTGGCACTTGGAACATCCATTTAGGAGCCTTGTCAATAGTACGTTCAACATACTTTTCTTGACGTTCACGTACATCGTCGGCACGGCGTTCATAGGCATCTTTGGTAGTGCCACAGGCCGCAAGAATAGCAACAATTGGGAGCAATAAAAATACTTTTTTCATCATAGTCCTTATTTTGATTTAATCCACTCACCAGCCTTTTGCAAGTCTGTACCAGCACCGGATACCAATCCGCCTGCTGTTCCACAAGCAGTCAGCGCACTAACCAACATAATCATAATGAGTGATTTCATTTTGCCATCTCCGTACTTTGTGTTTTAACTGTGTCAACGCCTTTGTCAAGCATACGAGCAATGCCAGAAAATCCAACAGTAGCAAGTACCAATCCAAAAACTGTGCCTAAAATAAATGCCTTCATACAATTGCCTTTCTATGTTTGTTTAACATGTCATAATTATAACGTCAAATACAATCACTGTCAACCTACCATTTGTCCACAACTAGCCAATTTGTTGCATTAGAATCAATTTGGCAAATGACCCCGTGATTAACACGTAATTCACCTTTGGATACTAATTTTTCTCTAAACAACCGACATTGTGTATTTTGATACTTGAAGTATTTTGGATTAGCTTCTGGAACTGTGCCAACCTCATTTTCCAAAATAGTATCTCCAATTTTGATCTTTTCAATTTTTAAATTGCCTTCTTTGCATACTGTTATAGCTTCAGTTTGGAATTTTCCACCCAATTCTAACAACAGATTATCTCTTGCTTGTTCAACAGCATAATGGCATAGATAAGATTCTTGCTCCAGTCCTTTCCTTGTACCATTAACGTCATGCCAAATTCCGTCCACATTTAATTTAAATTGAACAGAACATTGTCCATATACACTAGTATTTTTAACCAAATCTGTCACAGGTCCAACTTTTCGGAGACTAGACAAACTACTTGCAGAGCGCATATCGCAGTCAGCCAATGCTAGTTGACTAACCAAAATACTTAATATAATTATGGATTTCATGATTTTTCGCACCTATAAGCATACCACCAAATTGTAGACTTTAGTTGACTATTATACTCTCGTTCATCATCGTCTAAGTTATCTGGATCAGGATCAAAGTTTTTTATTTTTTGAATGTATCTAAGTTCAGTTAGCTGAACTTTAGATTGAGAACACTTTTTTGGATAGTTAACCAATTCGTCATAGGTTAATATCTTTGGTCGTGAAGTACCTGCATCTGTACAACCTATTAGAGTTGCAACGATACCTAGCACCACTAATTTCATTTTTAACTTTCTGTTAATTTATGATGTTAGTATTTTACACTCATTATTGATATTTGTCATCCAATTCGACGCTCGAAAGCGATGCAATGGTTTGGAATTTTTCCCAAGCCATTTTGGCAGCTGGATTCTTATCCAATTCACTATTGGGTAATACTGCTTCCAACCAAATTTCTGGGCGACGTTGCGGGTGTGCGCCAAATTTACGAGGCTGATGTAGCTTACCAGACTCCCAAAGTTCAATGCTCACACTACGGAATCGATCTTCATCTTCGGCAGGATAGTCTATCCACTCCGGATTGCTAAACGGATTACCAAATGTTTGGCCGCCACCGTAGCCTTCCCAGATACCTTTCCATTGTTTGTCATCGTGCGGATCAAAATTTGTACGAGTGATAAGAACAAGTACATCGTCTATATCTACTACACCTTCGACGATATCTCGGACACACCGACTATAACTTAGTCCAATTTTCATATTATTTGTTCTTTAGTAGATCTTCTAAATTGTTTACTCTTTCAGATAATTCAGAAATTGTTTTTTCTAAATTATCAACATGATCGGCAACACTTACCAAAAACTTTTGCTGATTCTCGGCAGTAGTCCTAAGCATATCACCAACTGTTGGTTTCTTATCATCCATTTTATTTCTCCGTATTATGTTCTTTTGTTAGTTCGCAAATTAGCAAAAATCTATCGTATGCTTTTCGAACTGCTGGGTTACTTAGTAATTTCTCTGCTTCTTCCGTCATGGCTTTGACTGCGGCCTCTGATGCTTCTCTAGTACTGCCTCTAGTTAAATATCCATCGTTACCCAATTCTTTCTTCAACTTCATCCAGGCTTTTTGAGCCGCCGGAGTAATAGGCGTAGTCTGCGGACGAATCTCATTGGCCCTCATCAATGCCTCACTGATAGCATCTTCGGCAACACGACCAGCGGCAATCATAGGAGCATACGCAGGATCAATATTGAAACGGCGCATACTCCCGCCGGGATAACTCTGCACTAGGTGAGTGCCTTTTGGAAAGCTATCGCAAAATTCAGAAGAGTATGTACTGTGAGGTACATACCTTCTTCCTTTCTTTATGTAAAAAACTATGTCTTCTTTCATACTTCTAGTACAATTTGTTGATTCCAGCCACTATCTTCATGACCTTCATAACCACGCGGGTTACAGACAATACGAGTTTCCCCAATCATATAGTCAAATGGCTGATGCATATGACCATGTGTCCACAATTTAATTTGCGGATGATCCAAAATGAATTCACTTAGATCACTAGCATACCCGCCATTCATCAATGTGTCGTGTTTGTACTGCTCATGAATGCTTTGATAGCTAGGAGCATGATGACCAACTACTACACACTTCTTGTCCTTATGTTCTTTAACAATCAGTTTGATGTAGGCAAGAGTCCTATCATGACGAACGGCAACATCTAATGCACTCATACGAGCAAAATTTCTTTGATCATTGCGTACAATACGGAAGTCGTTCATCATACCTTCAATGGCATGCATTGTAAGTGGATCACGTCTGTTCATATCAGTCCAAAGCGTACCACCCACAAACACAACATCGTCGATGATCTTAGTATCCTGCTCTAATAGATAAACATTTGGAAACTTAGCGCACTCGTCACGCATGTAATCAATAGCACCGTAAAACTTACCGTGATAAAATTCGTGATTGCCCATAACATAGACAACGTGCGGAAACTGAAAACTGCAACGCTTGAAGAAATCTCTAAAACGTAAAGCTGTAGTTTGCCTACGACCTAGATCAGCAAGATTAATATTACTGTACATGCCATAGTCCATTTCTGGATGGTCGTGCAGATCTTGTGCAACACAAATGTCACCACCAAGAATCAGTACATCATAGTCCTGATCATTCTGAATGTTAATATCGGCAAACTCTAAATGGAGATCGCTGACTAACTTGATTTTCATTTTATATCTCGCTGTATTCTTCCTCGCCCTTATCAAATGGCCAGGCTTTAGAATTTTCAATTACCCATTTTTGGGCGCCTTCTTTGGTAAGACGACCGGCTTCGTATTCATCAATAGCATAGCGCAATGCTTCTTCAACTAACTCGTTAAAGGTCATATCACGGTCGTGTGCTAGTTTCATGTATTGTAACAGTTCTTCATCCGAAAAGTCAACCTCAATCTGCACCCGTGTGTCATAAGGTTCACCTGCTTTAATAGCCAGTGCTTTTTGGATGAAATCATCTAGTACATCCAACTCAACATAGTCAACATCATCCCATGCTTCGTTTAAATTAACATTACGAGACAGTGCCTCTTTTTCATGTTTCTTTTGAAACTTTGGATTAATCATTCGGTACGCACGGTCGTTAGTATAATCACATACACTAACTTCATAGACTTTTTGACTTTTGTTACTAAAAGTAATGTCCATACTATAACCGCCCTTACCATGGACACCGTTCCAGCTACTCAATGTGTAACTGTTAGGGCCGTAGCATTGCCAACCATAATCACTGCCTTCAGTGATTTTGTAGTCAACCAATTCCATCCATTCTTTAATAGTAATCATTCTGTTTCCTTTGCTAGATACTCATCTTCTGGTGTGTCATAATCAACACCACCATGTTCCTTACATACTGTTTTAATCCATCCACCGCTAGTACTTGTGCCAGGATTGCCACAAGTTTCACAAGTTACGCCCGACATTGATTCTGCCATAGTAACCATTCCCCTGATATGGTCGTCTCCACCTGTGTAATAGAAACGTAGTGTACCAAACTTTTCTTTAACTTGATCCAATGTTACTTGTGGGATAGCATCCGGTACCGGTCGCATGTCTTCTGGCGAGGCTGTACTATTAAAAGTAATTGCCCAATTACGCTGTTTCTCTTTCCAATCAATGTGATGTTGAATATTGCCCATGAGTTGATTTAGAATCTGGAACCATCCATCTCCACATTCAAAACCCCAGCACATACAAGTTTCCTGCATGTTCTTGTTGCGGTTGACCATCATCTTTGGATAAGTTTTACATAGGTATTCGTCTAGTTCTTGTTTCATTTTATTTCATCTTCTGTTTGTGGAAAGTGACTAATAATCAAATCCAATGCTTCAATGCTACGGATATTGCCTGCTACATCTTCAGGGTGCAACCAGTATCCATCTGGATTACTATCTGTCTTTGGATTCTTTTTCCATTGTTTCAATTCTTTTTTAAGATACGCACGATAGTCTTTTAGGTTAAGACTGGTAATACGATCCGCAGTTTCTGCATCAATCCATTGATACGATTTATGTTTAGCTTTACTCATTACCAAGTCTCCACACCAGATACTTCAATAGTCATTTTAGCAGGATAATCTGCTACAAAGGTGTCGTAGGTCATTGTAAGAATGCTACCGATGCCAGACTTATTATTCTGTTCTAAGGTAAAGTATTCTGTGCCAACTTCTTCGCAGATTTTTTTAATCTTTTCCAATTCGTGTGTGTTTAGTTTAATCATTGTGCCGCCTTTACAAAATTAAGTCTAGTCACATCATTTTGATGTTTCCAGTGTTTGTTGTGATCTTTAACTTTGGCTTTTACAACAACACATGGGCCTAATACCAATGCAGTTTTGTTCAACCATGATACCATCTTATTGTCAATTATAGCATCAATATTGTAACCTTCAAAGTTTTTTGACTTAATTGATGCTATGATTTCTGCATCTAAGTCTTTGACTGTGCTACCAATTTCTGCCAGATATCCTTCATCAACTTGCCGTGCTGCCTTCTTAACTTTGTTCTGTATCTTGTCTTTAACATAGACATGCGGCAAACAGGCAACATATCCAAATTGATTTTGTTTAACCATGTCACTAGTAAGAATATTGTTAATAGTAGTTTGAAAATCATTTTCACCTTCAATGGCCGCAAACAAGAGTCGTTTGTAATAATTTTTAATTTCATCTGCAAACGCAACATCTTCGGGAAATACCTTCAAGGGCATCGGAGCGTCTTTTGGGTCAGCTGTCCAAATCGCCGGCTCAAGTGTGCAGAGCATAAGCATCTTATTGGTTTGTTTGGTATACATGTACACACCGTCTTCTGCATAAACCGCTTCAGGATCTTTGATGTACGCACCGTATAGTCGCTGTGCCGCACAGGCTAGTTCTAAAACTTGCTGGGTAGGAAATTCTTTTTTGGACATTGCTCGCTACATGAGTTAATATACTTTGTATTTTACATGAAAATCCAACGCTTGTCAACCGTTTCTAAATGATAGTATATTTTTTTGGCTAACTTTCTGGTAAGATGATTTAGCCCAAAATTTTTCATATATGCATGTAAGGTTGGACTAGAGTAATTTGGACCCGTACGCATTCTGCTCATTACACTAATTCTACTTAGATTTCTTTTGGCTCTTTGGGCATCCATAATCCGCAACAATTCAAGACTAATACTAAACGCATAAGCATCTAGTTCATCTCGATCTGCAAGATATTCTTCATGTAGACTATCGTAATGTACGCCAAATTGGTTGTGATCTCTACGCATACTTTGATATTGATGTCTGAATTCGTGTACAGTAGCATCAAATATTTCAGTTAAAAATGCAGTTATTTGGCGTTCTTTAAACTCTTCAGTGCCATTTAAATTATGGTAAACAACGATTTCGATAGCAGTTTCTAAATTAAAATCACCTTCGCTGTCATAGTATGCCATAACATACCACATGTCGGGATCTAAATCTCGATCTTTTCGGGTTTTAATATCAATATCAAAGTCATGTACTTTAAATATTTTTCTAGTCTTGGCTACTAATTTTTTAAATGTTGTAGGTTCAGGACTAGATTCTCGAACTTCCTTACAAACTTTGTAAACACGTTCAAGAATGATATTCATAGTTACAACCTATAAGTTACACGACCTTTTGTAAGATCATATGGACTAACTTCTAATCGTACATTATCACCTAGGATAATGCGAATCTTATTTTGTTTTAACTTACCACCCATATAGCATAGCAACGGAGTCGGCATGTTTTCTACTTTAACTCTAAACATATTGCCTGGCAATACTTCTTCAACAGAACCTACTAATTCAATAATATCGTCTTTTGCCATTATACCTTTTTAATGCTGATTGCACCATCCTCTACGGTTACATCCAAAGTATCACCTTCATTCCATCCTGTCATTTCAAGAACAGCAGGGGGAATTTTCATAATAACATTATCCGGATCTCCAGGGATATCCTCAAAGATTTCCTCTACATCAAATATTAATTTATCCATGAAATATTTATTCTTAATTTTCGTCGTCATCCCAAGGAACTGGAGTCCACCCCATTCTCTCTAAATCTTTTTCAATTTCCTCAGTTACATTACCTTCTGGAACATAGCCACTGGCTGGACGGTAATCCAGACCATAGCCATCATCACTGTTGCCAATTCCGCTACAGTACCAATCGATATAGTCACCTTTTTTCTGCATGTCTGCAATTATGCCTCCACTATGCCTCCACGAGCAAGACCATTTAGATCTAGGCCCCGCATCTTTATGTTGCCAGCGCATATTACACATTGCCGCATACAAATTTTGGGCATAGGAATCACTAGTACGAACCTTTTCCAAAATCCAATCAGTAGTGCGCAACTCGTATTCTAAATCATATTCTGGCCGATTTTCGTATTCGGGTTTGTTGGTAAAGCTATTATACATTTCGACGATAGAAGGATCGGGATCTTTCCCTTCTTCCTTACACCTTTTGATGTAAGCATTTTTTTGAAAAGTATGTCGTTCTGGACTTTTTGACAAATTAGCCATTAGTGAAAGTGTCCTGCAAAACAATGGTGCAATTCATGACCAAGAATGTCATTATTGGTTACATAACCTGTAACAATGGTGCATTTATTCTCGTCTGAAAAACTACAGGCTTCCATGGATGCTCCGCGAAATCCGCCATAACCTCGACGTTTACTTTCTGCTTCACAGGTAGCTGGAACGTTATCAGTTCGGATAATATCCACAACACTCTTTGTATTTCTTAATGATTTAATTGAATAAAAATCTGTTGCTGATTTTTCCATTTCTGCATGTGCAGTTAACGAAATCAATGTTGCCAAAATTAAAATTGCTGTTTTCATTTCAAAGCCTTTCTGTGCCTGTGTGTTAAGTTGGTGTAGACGGCAGGATTCGAACCTGCAAAGTCGCTCTAAGAGCTAGACCCTTGCCCTCCGTTCGCTTGCGCTACTAGGAGGAGGTATACCAAATTCCGCTCACGTCCACATTTGTATTATATATTCATTTGACTCCAACGTCAAGTTTTTTTGGCTAACTTAATTTATAAGCGTAAATATACCATATGAATTACTCTGTTATTGAACCTACACTAGATGATGCGCCCGTTTTCCAAATAACATGGGAAACTACTTTGAAGTGTAATTTGGACTGCTCGTATTGCAGTAAAAATTATCATAACAATGCTATCCCTCATCCAACTTTGGAGGAATGTTTAAAAACGGTTGATTTTTTACTAGAATATGTTGATGCTTATATGGCATACAAGTTACCTTCACAACGTAGAGCAGGGTTAAATGTGTTTGGTGGCGAAAGTTTATTTCATCCAAATATTGTAGAAATTTTGGATTACATCAAAATACAGCACGAACAATACAAAGATAAATGGTCTTTAAGTATCCAAACTATTACAAACGCAATAGTTAAAGAAAAAATTTGGGATAGAATTGTAGATAAGATTGATTATTGGACAGTAAGTTATCATTCAGAAACTACTATAGAACAACAAGATTTATTTAAACAAAATTTGTTAGATTTAAAGCAAAAAGGCAAGCATTTTAAATGTGCAATAATGATGCATCCTAAACATTGGAACAATAGTATCAGCATGATTGAATGGTGTAAGGATAATAATATACCCCATTTGCCAAGACAACTTGAACATGATTTTGATTTCGATTATTATAAAAAAGATCAAATAAAATGGTTTGACGAGTTGTATGGCATTACTACAAAGATACCGTTACATAAAAAAATTATATCAATTATAAATTTAGATAGCAACGGTCGTAGTTGTTGCGGAGGTAACGAGATGCATGTAAATGCTGATTATAGTTCTAGTCAGCCTTATATACCTAATAATAATTTTAAAGGGTGGCATTGTAGCGTACATTATTTTTTCGTATTTGTTAAACAAGTTACTAAAGAGGTATTTGTTAATAAAGACTGTATGATGAACTTTGATGGGAAAATTGCTCCTATAGGGTATTTGTCAGATGCTCAATTGATTATTGATAACATTAAACAAAAACAACCTCCAGCAATAGTATGTGGGAAACACAGATGTCGATGTGGATTATGTGCTCCTAAAGCAAAAAAATATTATGATTATAACAACATAATGAGGCATTATCTTGAACCAGTCAATACCGTGGAGTGAAATTGTCAAGTTTGGACAACGGACAATGCTGGATCGTCCATTGTTTAATGTTAGCTGGATATTAGGTAGATTCTGTAATTACAAGTGTAGTTACTGTTGGCCATATGCTAGATCCGACATGCCGGATCACCAATCGCTTGAAGTATATAAATCTACTGTAGACGAGATTAAACGCCAAGCTCGAGCCAATGGGTTTAACCAGTTCCATTGGTCGTTCAGCGGAGGTGAGCCTACTGCCTACAAACACCTACTAGAGTTAACCAAACATTTAGATGAAAAAGAAAGTCAGTATCAAAGTATACATATGACTACAAATCTTAGTCCAGGAATCAAGTGGTGGGAAACTTGGTGTAACCATACTGCACTTTTACAACGTAGAAGTATAACGGCTAGTTATCACTCAGAGTTTGCTAAAGAACAAGAGTTTGGCGATAAGTGTTTACGATTGATAACTGAAGGAGTTTTGCTAACAGTTAATCAAGTTATGGTTCCCGAGCAGTTTTTTGAAACACTAAACCGTTGCGAGAGATTGCATAAGAGAGGAATTAATGTAACACTCAAGCCGCAAAGTGATCCTACTGCTAGTAAGATAGTAGATGGTTATACTAATGAAATGATTGAAATAATGCAAAATGGATTCCCGCAACGAGCAGACGGAGAAGACATTTATCAAATAGCATTATATGATTCAACTAATACTGAATACCTATTTGATCAAGCTGAAAGATTTAACGCATTTGGATTTAATAAATTCACCAATTGGTATTGTAATAGTGGGTATCAAAGTGTTATAATAAGAGGCAATGAAATTAAAAGGGCGTATAGCTGCCACGAAGCGCCACTTGGAGATTTAGAAAAATTTAATTTATTTTCCACTCCTAAGTTATGTGTAACACCTACGTGTGTTAGTTCAGCTGATAGTAAAATACCAAAATGCAAATAGATACCGAACACTTACATTATTGGATGCAGGCCATCCGACAAAGCCCAGATCCCTTGCGGACTATGGATGCCTTTTGGTCGGGTCAGCTAAAAAGTAAAGAATGGCTTATCGAAGCATTGAGTATGCAATTCTCAGTTAAGGATGATCCGGTTAGTATCGAAATACATGGAGGCTGGGTAGGTGTATTGGCTAGTATGCTATTTCAAAGTAACATTCCAATTAAACGCATTTACAGTCTCGACATTGATCCTACGTGTGAACCTATCGCTACTATGATGAACAAAGGTGAAGAAATAGCGGGTAGATTTACAGCTAGTACTGGCGACATGTGCAATCTGATATCTTTTGTCGATGTCGTAATCAATACCAGCTGTGAACACATAACCCAAGAGCAGTATGAAACTTGGTTGAGTAAACGAAATACAGATCAGATTCTTGTATTACAAAGTAACAATTATCAAATTCCAGAACATGTACGCACTGCCGATAGTCTAGAAACTTTTAAAGAACAAAGTCATATTAATGTATTGTGGGCAGGAGAGTTAGAATTACCACTGTATAATAGATATATGATTATAGGAAAAATCTAATGTTTTTTTCAATTAGTAAAATTCAAAATAATAGTTTTCCTAATCATATTAGAAGTGGAAATTTGTTCATAGATTTTGATGATGGCTGGACGGTTAATAAGACATCTATCACTAAAGGGTATAATGGGAAAGGATGTGAAATTTTATTTGATAGTATTGTTACTATTATGCCAAATGGAAGACAAAGTTTTCCTATTTTTATAGATGAAACTAATTTTATAATTTCTAATTTATTTTTTCAAACTACAATTTTTGTAGGCAAAGTAATAATTGTAGATGATACTATTATAAAAATTGATGCTCCTACTCCTCAATTTAAAGAATTAGAATTATCTGATTCTGAAATTATTGATCAAATTGATCAAACAATTACTAATAATATTTTAAATTTTAATTCAAACAAACCATTTAAAATATTTTTAACTGGCGGGGTTGATACTGCTCTAATTAGTGCATATGTTTTAAAACATAAATTACCCTACGAGCTAGTAAGGTCAGAACATATTGATCTAGATTATTTTTTGTGTTGGAATCGTAAAAAATTAAAAAATTTCTGGGCTTACAAATCAATACATCACTGGACAACATCGTCTGTGTTATTATCCGGAGCCAATGGCGATGAGATGATGATAAGAAATCCATATGATGCATTTAACATAATGAAATTCTACGGTGAAGATCTAGTTGATGAATGTCGATCTAATAATTATTACCATAGTAAACATTTTTTAAAAGACAAACATATACATGGATATAGAGAGTTAACATCTGCATACAATACTGAATATGAATTAAAGCAATCAATTTATAGTCGGAATAATTTTGATTTCCAACATTGGCATCTTGGAAATACCCTAACATTTGCTCCATTAGATGATTTAACAATTAACGAACTAACACTTAATTTAAGTTTTAATACGTTAAAGACTCAGATGTTAGATGCATCAATATCAAAGCAACTGATAGAAAGAACGTATCCAAGTATAATGCAATATGTGTCACCTTTAAAAAATACAGAAAACTTTATAGATTTAGCTCTACTCTATTCTGGGCAAACAACCCTATGAAACCTATTGCAATAATAAATTCAGATTTTGACGAATATCTTAGCATCCGATATGAATTTACAAATGTGTGCAATTATAGTTGCAATTACTGTTGGCCTGCAAATCATGTTGGCACTTCTCGATGGCCGGACTATGAAATAGTAAAACAAAACTTTAATCATTTGATTACTCTATATAGAACTCATTTTAACAAAAAAAGTATTAGTATTGAACTAACAGGTGGAGAGCCTACCTTATGGCCAAAACTTGGAGAATTTGTAAAGTACCTACATGAAGAGCATGGCTGTAGAATTTCATTAGATACTAACGGGTCAAGGACTATTAGATGGTGGGAAGAGTATGCAGAGTATTTTAATGATATTGCAATTAGTGTCCATCATGAATTTTGTAACTTAGAACATATTAAAAATGTATTAAATTTAGTATATTCTAAAGGAACAGTTATGGTATCAGCATCAGTATTAATGGATCCGTTAAACTGGGATAAATCTAAAGTACTAGTAGATGAGCTAGTAATACATCCAATTCCTTGGTTGGTCAAAGTAACTACGTTAGTAGAGACACAAGGTGACAAATTAGGGACTATTAAAGAATACACAGATGATCAGCTAGTATATCTTAAAGATAAAATAAAAAAAATACCTCCTGATGAGTTTATTTTAAAAATGCGGTTACTTAACAACATACAACAAGATAAAACAAAAGCACTTATTAAATGGGATAACGGAACTATTGAACCATATTCTTCGTTTAATATGATTAGCAATAAATTAAACAATTTTTACGGATGGACTTGTAACTTAGGAATTGATAGAGTTAATATACAAACAAATGGTTCAATTCAAGGTACTTGCGGAGAGCGAGGTATCTATGGTAATACTTTTTTCAACATCAATGATAAAGATTTTAATATAGAATTTACACCCGACGTTGTTAAACCAATTAAGTGCTCAATGATTACTTGCGGTTGCAAGACAGAAATTCGTATCAACAAACATAAAACAAATGTATAAGTTAGAAGATATTAAAACAGTACATCTTGAAATCACTAGTCGATGCCAGGCTAGTTGTCCTATGTGCGTAAGAAATATACAAGGTGGTATTGATAGTCCTAATCTAAAGTTATCTGAAATTACATTGTCTAATTTTAAAGAATGGTTTCCAACTACATTTATAAAACAATTAGATAGACTGTATATGTGTGGTAATACAGGAGATCCAATAGTAGCCGGTGATACTTTAGAGATATTTAAATATTTGAAAGAAACAAATCCTGCAATTGATTTGAGCATGAATACAAATGGTAGTGCTAGAAATCAACGATGGTGGAGGGATCTAGCCACAATTGGTGTTAAAGTTATATTTGGTATTGACGGACTTAGCACTACGCATCATCTATACCGTATAGGAACAGACTATCATCAAATCTTGCGTAATGCTGATGCATTTATTCAAGCAGGCGGCGAAGCTGAGTGGCACATGCTAGTGTTTCAACATAATGAACACGAGATAAATGCTTGTCGCAGTACTAGTGAACAAATGGGTTTTAAAAAGTTTGTATCAAAAAACACCAGCAGATTCCAATCGGACGATCTTAAAGTATTAAATAAAGATGGAACAGTTAGTCATATACTAATCC